TGACTTGGTCGAAAGTCCTAACTTTGAAAGTGTATGCCATACCCATGATGTAACGATTGTCGATGATGATATTGGCTTAGAATACGGCACTTTTGAGTTTGATGATGTAGTAGATGGCAACTTGACAATAACAACCGCCACAGAGCTTGACAATGCTTTACAGGTGGTTATATTAGTAACTCCATCAACAGGAAATTCGTTTACTGCAATTTTTGATGTTTTGGCAAATACAACTCAAGAATTTGTTGTACCTTTGAACGATTTTCCGTTACAGGGGAGTTATGGATATGAATATTATTTAATGTACGTTAATAATTAAAATATGGCTTTAAAAGTTTTCACACAAACATTTCGCTCAGCTTCGGTTGTTGATGGCATTTTGACCATTACGAAGCCGTCGCTAGTCAACTCCTGTTGTAACTGATCCCCGTGGAATGGATCGTAAACCACTTCCTTCACCTTGAATCGTGACTTGTCTACCAAGAGATCAGCCTTAATCGCTGAATAAGAAACCACGTCACCAGGATTGACGGTTAACCAACCCTCTTGTTTCCAACCCTCATAGCTAGCGTTGCGTCCATCGGTGATCGCTTGCTGGGGGAGGTAGCATTTCAGGAAACCAAAGTAGTAACGTTCAACGGTCTTCGTCGCAACGTCGCCAATGTCTTTCCAGAAGATGTAAGCCTTCGCCGCAATGTCAATCTTGCTCGCCAAATCAAGCGCGATAATGCAAGGCATACCCTCGAAGTCTTCAAGCTTAATGGGGGCGGCGCACAATTCAGCGAGCGATTGATTCAGGCTCTGATCGCGGTCGAGGGTGGGCAAGATGCTGAAATCATTGCGGAAGAATTGGTGAAGAATGGCACGCAAGTTTAAGTTATTCGCCAAAGCAAATGATTCCCTTAGTGGGGAATTGCATCTTTATGGGACTATTGGTGGGGGTGGTTTTTTTAGCGATGGGATTAGCGACGTTGAGATTAAGGATGCGTTAGCTGATTTCGTTGGTCCGCTTGCGATCTACGTCAATTCCCCAGGTGGTGACGTTTTCCAGGGGACTGCGATTTACAATCTCTTAGCGCGGTACCCCGGTAAGAAGACGGTTTACGTTGACGGGGTTTGTGCTTCGATTGCTTCTGTGATTGCAATGGCAGGTAATGAGATTGTTACTGCGCCTAATGCATTGTGGATGATCCATGAACCATGGTCTGGGGTTGTTGGTAATGCAGATTATATGCGGGGTATTGCTGACCGCATGGATAAGGTTGCATTACAAATGCGTGATACTTACGTCGCTAGAACTAATCAATCGATTGGTAAGATCACTGCAATCATGGCTGGCGATGCTGCTACCGGGGAAACGTGGTTAACCGCATCTGAAGCTAAAGACCTTGGTTTCACCGATACCGTTGGAGAGTTTGCAGGCGGGGAAATGAATGCGTCGTTTCCTTTGCTCGATAGGTACGCTGGTACTCCGGAGCCATTACGCGCAATGGCGAGATCTCCTAAAGCAGTCCTGGCCAGTATGACCAGGCAAGTCTATTTAGACTCTATTCGCGGACCAGTCCGCTAACCGACTAAGGCCAGCCTTAGACTAATTGAGGGATTTAATGAAGCGAGGATATGGTTTTCTAATCTGTATGGTTGCCGATCATTCGGCTGCTATTGCAGAACTTCAGGGGCAGTTAGTCCCTATTCAAGAGAGAATGGAGACTATCCAGGCTCTTGCGGATACGGAGAATCGTGATCTGACTCCGGCTGAATTGACGGAGTTTGAGGCGAATCAAAAGAAGTACGCTGCTGTTCAGGCTAAGATCAAGCGTCGTAAGATGCTTGCGGATAACGCAGCGGAGCTTGAGACTCCGGAGCCTCGCGTTAGCGCGGGAATGCAGAGGCCTACCGTTACGGGTGGAACGCCGCTTGTTACGACCGATCCCAAGATGGGATTTAAGAACATCGGTGATTTTGCACTTGCCGTTAAGGCGAGTGCTACCCCGGGCGGTCGTATGGATCCGCGTATCGTTGCAGCACTTCCTACGAACTACGGCAATGAGGCGAATCCTGCTGACGGTGGTTTCGCTGTTCCTCCTGATTTCCGTCCGATGATTGTTGGTCACGTTTTCTCGCAAGAGTCTTTGCTTTCGCGTACGGATCAGCAACAGACCGCAACGGATACGATCACCTTTCCGAAGGATGAAACTACGCCTTGGACGGGTGGTATTGCCGTCAATTGGACTGCGGAAGCTGGGGACATTACGACTAGCAAGCCTGCTCTTGGGTTGGAGACTATCCGGCTCCATAAGCTCGCCGCGCTTTGTCCGATTACGTCTGAGTTGCAGCGTAACGCCCCGGCTCTTTCCAGTTACCTTAGCACTCGTGTTCCCCAGAAGATTACCTATGCGATTAACGACGCGCTGATCAACGGCAATGGTGTTGCACGTCCGCTCGGTATTCTCTCCTCGGGTTGTGAGATTGAGGTTGCTAAGGAATCCGCGCAGACTGCTGCGACGGTTAATTACCTGAACGTTCTGAAGATGTGGAATCGGCGTTATGCGCCGCTTTCCAACAATCTCGTTTGGCTCATTAACCAGGATGTTGAGCCACAGTTGCAGCAAATGGCAATGCCGTCTTCGACGGTGGTTCCGGCTTACCTTCCTCCGGGTGGGTTCTCCGCTACTCCGTATGCAACGCTCTTTGGTAGGCCGGTTATCACCATTGAGAATTGCCAGGCTCTTGGTACGGTGGGCGATATCATCCTGGTTGATTTCTCGCAGTACACTTCGCTTGTCGCGGCCGGTGAAGGTGTACGCCAGGATCTGTCGATTCATATGTGGTTCAATTACGACATTAACGCATTCCGTTTTATTACTCAGGTTGGCGGTCAACCATGGTGGGCCGCTCCTATCACCCCCCCTAACTCGGCAAACACTCGATCCCCGATTGTTTCGCTTGCAACCCGTGCGTAAGAAAGGAGGCTAACAATGAAGATCTCTGCTCGTGATTACTTTCCCGTTCGTACCGTGATTAGCCCCGTTTCCGCCGCTGCGGCTAGCACGACTACTAGCACCTATGTTCTCGTTAACGATTGTTACCGCGTTATGGGTGTCTTCAATCTCGGAGCATTAACCGGAGGTACGGTTACGTGCTCTTTTATGCAGGCTACTAGCGCGGCAGGGGCAGGAGCTAAGGCTCTCTCCGCTGGTAACTTCGCTGCGGTTGCTAACGCTGTCGATAATACTCAGACCATTATCGAGGGGGAAACTGATTTACTCGACGATGAAGCTGGTTTTATCTATGTCGCGGTTAGGTGCGTTGTTGCTTCTGGTTCGGGTTCGCTCATTAGTGCGAGCCTGCACGCGGTTGATCCGGACTTCAAGAGCTAACCGCAATGGCAACGGTAACGACTAGCACGACGCTAACGGCGACGGATACCGTTACTGTCGTTAATGCTACGGATGTGACTGCGGCGATTGTAATCACGTTGTCTGCTGCTACATCTGGTAGTAGGCATCTGATTAGCCGTATTGATAATATCTCGACGGTTTCTGTTACTGTCGTGACTCAATCGGGTAACTCGGTTAACGGGGTGGTGTCATTATCGCTACCCGTTGGTTCGCAAATGGAATTCATTTCGGACAAGGTTTCTACGTGGACTAGCCTTAACTACGTGCAGACTCAGACTCTACAATCCGCAATCAATGCTCAGAATGATGTGTTGAATGCGATCCTTAATCAACTTCAGGCAATGAGCTAAGGGAGACTAGACTAATGGCTACTGATATCAATGGGCAGGTTGGCCCACAGGTTGTTGGCGACGGTTCGCATACGCTTCCCCGCCTTGACCGCACTGGTTCGCAGGTTACTGCGCAGGGTCGCGGTGAGTATGCGGAAGCTACCGCGCGCGGTCGTGTGTTCCACGCTTCTAGCGTTGCCACTGGTTTCACGCATGGTACCGCGCTTACCGCAACGGGTCTGCTTACCCTTCTGAATCCCGTTGGCTCGGGTTTCAATCTTGAGCTTCTCCGCTGCAATCTCGTTGTTGCTGCGGCCGGTACGCTCGGGATTGGTTTCATGGCGCATACGTGGGGCGGTAATCCGCTGATCGTTCCTGCCGAAGCCGGTGCTACGGTTGCGGGTGGTAACCCGTCTAACACGGGTCGCGTTGCGAAGTGCTATCACAACGTGTCGGTTACCACGGTTCCGACTATGCTCCGTCCTAGCTCGATTCATTACGGAGCGTATGCGGCCGGTGCCGGTAACCCGGTTCCTCTCTTTGAGGAAGTGAAGGGTGATATCGTTATTCCTCCTGGTTACTTCTGGGCATTCGAGGGTATCGGCGCCGCTGGTACCTCGCCGCTCGTTGTTGCCTCCGTTACGTGGATGGAAGTTCCGGCCTAGTTAGTTTGCAGTGCGAGGGGGGAATTAGGGCTTGATTCCCTTCTTCCCCTGATTCCCCCCTCGCTATTGCTCTTGCTAAGAAGGGAGCTTTCTAATGTGGCAACCATACGGGTGGTGGGATAGAACACGTCTTAACATCGTTACCCCGACGACCGTTGAGCCGATTACACTCACGCGCGCAAAGCAGCATCTAAAGGTAGATGTTAGCGAAGACGATGATTACATCCGTTCTCTGATTACGGTTGCCCGTCAATCGGTAGAGCAATACTGCCGACGTACTTTCTACAAACAACGTTGGAAGTACTCCCTTCAATACTTCCCCAATCTAATCGAGATCCCGATGGCTCCCTGCTTATCGGTTGCCTCGATCACTTACGTTGATTTGAATGACGTAGTGCAAACGCTTTCAACTTCCGTTTACCGTGCGGTTACTGGTGACGGTGGACCAGGGGGTAATGGTTCTACGATTACCCTAAAGTATAATCAGGTATGGCCGTCGGTTCTCACTTGTGAAGCTGCGGTTAACGTAGAGTTTTGGGCGGGATATACGAACGGGATTATCAACCCGATTGTTGATTACTCCGCTACGAATGTCGAAGGGGATCCGCTGAATCTCATTCCCGCCCCCATTAAGCATGCAATGCTTTTGTGGATTGGTTCGCTTTACGAGAATCGCGAAGACGTTGTGATCGGTACGATTAGCAGTGAGTTACCGGGTGGCGTTGCTGCGTTACTCGGACCTAATCGTAAGGTGAGATTCTAATGCGCGGCGGTCGAATGCGTTGCCGCATTCAGATTCAGGAACGCATTGAAGATATCGATTCTGCGGGTGGTGAATCGATTGAGTTTCGTACGATACATACGTGTTGGGCTGCAATCGAGCCTTTGTCTGGTAGGGAGTTTTCTGCGAACCAGACCAGGGGAGCGAAGGTAAAGACGAAGTTTCTACTTCGCTATTACGAAGGTGTGAAACCAGCGTATCGATTGCTTTGGACTGCATTAGGCGTTCGCACGTATGACATTACCGAAGTCCTTATGGTTGACGGTAAGCGTAGCGAAATGATTTTGATGGCTGAAGAACTAGTGTCTAAATGAGTAAGACCGTATCGGTTGAGCTTATTGGGGTTAAGGAACTTCAAGCGAAGTTGCTACAGGTTGCTGACATTGGTAAGGCGAAGAAGACAATGCGCGATGCATTGCGCTTTGCTATGAAGCCGCTTGTTAAGACTGCAAAGAGGTTAGCTCCGAAGGATAAGGGAGATCTCGCTAATAGCATTGGTCTAACCGTAGTGATTCCGAAATCAGGCAATGTTGTTATGTCTGCTGGAATCAAGATGAAGACTAAGCGAATGGTGGATGAGGTAGTTGATATCATCGAATTTAGCGACGGTTCTACGGCTGATTGGAAGGTGAAGACTAATCGCGCTGCGGGATGGCGCTGGCATTTTGCTGAGTACGGAACGGTTAACCAGGCAGCACACCCATTTCTCCGCCCGGCTTTCGATCAGCATTCCCAGGAATTGGTTGAGCGGTTTCGTAGTTGGATTGGTGCGGCTATCGTTAACCTAGCAGCAAAGCAGCGATCATGATTATCGGGCAATACATTGTCGCACTGCTTAATGCAGACGTAGCTTTCAATGCGTTGTGTAATGGCCGTGTATTCGCCTTAGTCGCAAAGCAAGATTCCCCCCTCCCTAGGGTTGTTTATGGGGAAGTGGATAACATCGGCATTAATGACTTTCAGGGTAGGACTGGTTTAACGAAGTCTCGCGTTCAGATTGATTGTTACGGTACGAAGTATCTTGATGCGCATAACGTAGCCAATCGCGTTCACGCGGTCTTTGATTCGCGCGATGAAGAGACTAACCCTTGCTCGCTTTACATCGTTGGTCGTGATCTATTCGACGATGAATTTAAATTGTATCGAGTGTCTTTAGACTTCTCAATGTGGATTAGATAGGAGCTTAGTTAATGGCAACCCCCGTTTCCTCGCAAGGGGCAACTCTAAAGATCGGCGTTGCGGGGGTGTTTACCCTCATTGCGAAGATCCAGAACATTACTGGCCCTGCCAGTACCGCCCCCCAGATTGACGTTACTTCCCTCGACAGTACGGGTAGGGAATTCATTGCTGGTCTTACCGACGGTGGGGAAGTCTCGTTTGATTTCCTCTGGGATGCGGCGAGCACACAGCAACAGTTACTCCGTACGAACATGGAAGCGGGTACGGTTACCGCGTTCCAACTGATCATCAATGACCCCGGCGCGGGTTTGGTGAAGACGACCATTGCGTTTAACGCGGTGATCACTTCGTTCGGTCCTTTCAACTTTGCCGTTGATACCCCGGTTACCGTTTCTTGTACCCTCAAAATGTCGGGTGATCCGACCTTCACTCTGGCTAGCTAGGAGCATTAGTCAATGGCTACTCTTACCGTCTATACCGCTAGCCTTTCCGGAGCAACTCCGGTTCCGGTTACTCCTACGGCTAGCACTGGTGACACGTTTGCTAATACGGGTCAGGAATACGTCTTCATTTACAACGGCAACGGTTCTAGTTGTGTTGTTACGCTCGACGTTACTGCAACGTTCGGTAGTACGTCTGCGGCTATCACCGATCCGACCGTTACGATTCTCACTACGGCTTACGCTGTAATTGGACCATTCCCCCCCTCTGCGTACGGTAGCACTTGTAAGATTACGTGCTCTCAAACCACGTCGGTTACCATCTTCGTCTTTAAGACGACGCCGCTTTAATCATGGCTCTTTTAACTGCCGATCAGATTCGGAAGTGTAAGCGGCGTTCTCAGATGGTTCCCGTTCCTGAATGGGGTGGGGAAGTTCTTTGCTGGGAAATGTCGGCAGTCATTCATGAGCAATTCGCAAAGCAGCGCGATTCAATCAAAGACGGTGTGACTAGTTACCGTGCAGAGATTGTGTCTGTCTGTTTAGGCGACGAAGAGGGTAGACCGTTATTCACGATTGATCAGGTTGAGTATCTAGAGGTTCAATCGTCCGATGTTATTCAAAGGCTCTTTGATATCTGTTCTGAGTTGAACGGATTGAAAGAGGCTAAGAAACTCTCGGGGGAATGATAAGCCAACCTATCCAGGTAATCGCGCATAGGTTGGCTTTAGCTATGGGTGTATGGGACGTGGATGCATTACTAGACGAAATGCCTGCGTCCGTCTTTGCGAAGTGGGTAGCGTATTACGGGATCGAGCCATGGGGTTATCACGCGGATAACTTGAGAACGGCTAAGGCTTGCAAGGTTATAGCGGACTACTCACCTATCGCAAAACGTCACAATCATTCTGAGTCTGAATTTCTACCGAAGCCACTGATTGAAAGACCTATATCGGTGGCAGTGAAGGCAGCACAGATCTTCGGCATTCCATTTGGAAAGGAGGAAACTTAATGGCTACTACAATGGCAGATCTCCTAATCAAGATGGATGTTGATAGCGCCAAGTTTCGTACTGAGCTTGCCAATGTAACTAAGAAGGTTGATACCGTAGGCGGTAGCGTTAAGGATTTGAAAAAGAAGTTCGATGATCTTAACGCTGATAAGATTGCTGAGAAGCTAGGTAAGTGGACAATCGAGCTTGGTAAGTTCGTTGTTGAAGGTGCTAAAGCAGACGAAGCAATTAACGGTATGGCTTCCGCTGCGGCAGGATTCAATGCCTCATTGAAAATGCTCAAAGAGAACGGAGAAAGCTTCACGGCTTTAGTTGGCGCATATCTTGAGCCTTCGCTTACTGCGTTGAATAAGAGTTTTGAAGAGACTGCGGACGGAGCTAAGACGCTTCATAGTGCGGCGGAAATGACCGCCGGTTTCTTCCGGTTGCTTGGGACCTTAGCGAATGCTGCTTATGTTGGCGTTGCTAGTGTGGGCGCGGAGTTTACTGCGACCTATGAACGCATTGCTAAGGGTTACAAGTTATTTCAATCGTTCACTGGTAAGGCTAGTGCGGATCAGATTAAGAAGGATCTCACTGACCTTTACATGGTGGAGGTTGATTTAGCAGCTAAGCATAAGAAGATCGCAAAAGAAGCAATCGCAATGCAGGATGCGATTGATAAGAAAACTGATATGGCTGCTATCAAAGAAGCAAAGAAAGCAGGCCATGAGAAGCAATCGTTAGAAGCTCGTAACGAAGCGTTACGGGAACAGAAGGAATTGAACGGTAAGGCGTTAGAAGCGGAAATGTCTAACGTTGCGGAAGCGGCGGAGCTTGCATTAAGCAATAGGATTAAGGAAGCAAACGATCACCTAAAGGAACGTCACGATATCCTCGATCTAGGGAAGACAGATTACGACAAGTATATTGACTCCCTAAATCGTGTGACTCGCGCTGAGTTTCATCAGGTGGTTTCCGCCGATGAAGCTGCGGAAGCGCACAAGCGTTTAGACGATGCTTGGGAGAAATCGATTAAGCATGTTCTTCCGGTTACCACTGTCCAATTTCAACGCTTCGAGGCATCGCATAAGAAGGTGTTAGCGGATTGGGAAGTAACGCTTAACTCAATGCAGATTACAGCGGCGAAGGTTGCGGGTAATCTTGCTGACGTATTAGGCGAGCATATCTTTGATGGGTTCAAGCGCGGACTTGCTGGATTGGCTGAAGACTTCGCGCGCGTAATGTTCCGTATGGCTTCCAATGCGCTTGCTGCAAAGTTGGTAGGTGGGTTGTTTGGGTTAGGGTCCGGGTTAGCGTCGTATGGTTTAGGTGGTGGTATTGCCGACGCTGCTAGTGGTGGCTTCGGTCAACTCACTGCGGGTACCAGTAACAACAGTGGTAACGTTGCTCCGATTGCTGAACGTCAATCCGCCCCCACTTCGGGTGGTGGGGGGCAAGTGGTTCTAAATCTTTCCCACCGTTCGCTTGATATGACGGTTCGCGACGCGATTACTCGGGAGCTTGCAACGCTTAGGGCAACTCGTTAAATGGCACTACAAGCACCGTACGCATTAGGACCTATTAGACAAGGGGGTCAAGTTCTCTTCGTTGTGAGGGGGGCTGATCCCTACGTCTATGTTAGATGGGTGTTGACTGGTAATGGGACTATTACCCCGGTCAACAACTACTCTAATGCGTACGGTGTAGCTATGGCGTTATGGGATTCGACTGGCGCCACTGCTGGTAACTCGATTGTTGTAACGACAAGTGTAAAGAGCTAAATGGCTATCCCTGTCATTGCTGGTTCGTTTGTACCGACGTTCTTAGATCCTCTTCTAAGTGTAACGTTCGGTGCTATTACGTTCGGTGCCTGGGATGATAGGTTCGGTATCATAGCGATTGCGGGGGCAGGCTCAACGTATAACGGTGTCTCGATTCAAGGGGATATCATTATCGTTAAGCCGGATGGTAAGTGTATTCGTATCGGTGCGCGTGGTCGCGCATGGACTGGTGTTGGCTGGTCTTATTCCGACGACATGATCGTGTTACGTGGGACTTCCCCCAACGGTCTTAGTCGCATCCTTCTCCCCTCGTTAGCTGAGACTGATAGCAATACCAGTCTGACTAACACTAACTTCGCGATGTTCTCAGACCGCATCATTACGTTTAACGGGAACGTAATCACAGCAACGTCGTTAGCTGGTTCCCCCCTTGGGACTGAATGCACAATCAACAGTCTTCAACCCGGACCAGGAAGGATCTTCCCCGCCGACTTTACCAAGGGTCAATCTCTTTGGTGGTTAGTGGATTGTGGTAATGGGAAGATCTACCAGTACAACGCATTGACACACACTGAGGTAACGGCAAAGCGAACCATCTTTGCAGGTGGAGCTTGCACTATGCCAGTGTATAGCCGCAAGCATAACGTCTTTGCTAACATCATTGGTGGTGCTCTCTCTATCTTCGCTAACGACATTGCCGCACTAACGATTGCAACGCCGACATTCTCATCATCCCCCACTGCGGGAAAGCGTAAGACGATTACGACTACTGTATTAGGGAGCATTGGTGAACCATGTGTGGGTCGCGTGGTTCGGTTTACATCTACGTACGGGGTTATCGATACTCCTAACGTGGTTACTAATTCGAGCGGAGAAGCCTCTACGTATTGGAAAGCTACGTTCTCCGCTGCGGCCGGACCGGAAACTCTTACTGCAACGTTGGTAGAGTAATGGGATTCAACCAAGTTTTCTACGCATCCACTGCGACGGCGTTGTATGCAACTGCCGGTTACAAGCGTATTGGTTTCGTATGGGGTGGTTCAGGTAGGGCTTATCTCTACTCTGACGGTAACGGTGATATCCGTTCTAACCTCTATGATACTCAAGAGCCTGTGATTAACGTGGGTGGTTATGTATCTACTGGTTCGGTATTCACTACGTACCAGCTTGATTCTCAGGATGGGTCAACGCTCTTTGCTCCGACTAGTTCGGCTATCAGTGGGATCCATATCTCCGCTGACACGATGTATACGGTTGACCCTGGTACGGGTAGGCTTTGGACGTATGGGTTATGGGTCAAGGTATCCGGTGCTGCGTCTGGTACCCGTAGCGTTGTAATGGATACCCTCCGTTCTAGCGGAGCGTTTCCGAATGCCTACTCTTCGACGACGGATGATTCACTCCGTTGGGATACCTACATCGCAGGAACGATCGAAGACTTCGCGATTGACCGCAACGCTAACCGTCTTTGGATTCGTATGGCGTCAATGAATACCGGCGCAGTTGGTATGTATAACTTCACTACGCACGATCTGATTGCTACGCTTTACGCTTCCAATACCACGAAGGGGATTATCCCCACTGGTGACGGTTACGTGTTCATTGTGGACGCCTACCAATGGGTTCACCTTTACGATTACGACGGTGGTTATTGGGGGTCTGCCCGTAACCCGTTCACTGAAGGAACGGGGGGATCGGTGTACGGATGGGACGCGAATTATAAGCGTCTGCTTTGTATCCCAGGGATTACCCAAAACATCGTTGGTTATAAGTGGGCGCCGAATGCCGTTAGGTTATCCACCCCCATTCCGCGCGTGGTTCCTAGGAAGAATCAGATTACCTACTTCTTTTCTAACCTCATGGGTGACGGTGGAGAGGGTATATCTTCACGCTTTGCCGCGTTGACCAATGAAGGGTTAGCGATCGGTGAACGAATCAGCGATAAGGATGGGGACATTATCGAGCGTATCACCCCCGCTGATACTGCGAACCAGGATGTAACGTTAAGCGTTCCTGCTAGCACACGGATTAACAATCGCTCGCAAGGGGTAGTGCTCCCCACTGGTACGGTTTACGTTCAAAGTACCGATGGATTTACAGACTCTGGTGTCTTCGTTGTTATCGCAGACGGTGATTATGGTTCTCCTACCGTAACGTATACTGGTAGGACTACCAATAGCTTTACAGGTTGCTCGGGAGGTTCGGTTACCCTCGTTACCGGATATGAGGTGGTGCAATGACAATCTCCGCTAATGCTAGCTTTAGCGTTTCTGATTCATCCACGGTTTCGACTAGTGTTACTGAAACCGTATTGGCTCCGGTGTCGTATGCTTTGGGTAGCGGTAGGGGAAAGCTTATCCACCCCACGTTAGGGACTTACCTTTACACGAACAAACCGACGCATAGAGTTAACTTCGACGGTGCTCCGATCATCCTTCCGGATTGGTTACACGGTAAGACCATTGGGGGTGGAACGGATACGCTTTGGACGGGTAACATTCGCGACGTTGTTGTGACTGAACGGTGGGCATTCCCCGGTGCTGAGGCAACGTTGATTGCGCACCTTCGTTACCTCTATACGTTCTATGCGAATCCTCCCGATCCTTCCGCTGCGTCTTACGTGCTTTGGTATCCAGACGATGTTACGAGTGTCTCTTACAACGTCGCTATGGTTGGGTTACGTGCTGGTGGGAATCAATACACCGTTGATATGTTCCTCTCTGGTAAAGGGTACGTTGCTACCCCCATTGAGTTAGACCTTCGTTTGATCAGTATCAATGTGTCCTAATGCGAACGGATATCCCGGCACCTACCACTACCACCAATCGTAAGCGCGCTACGATTCTAGTGGTGTATCCAATCACAGAGACTCCGCGCGAGGTACTGTTAGGGACGGCTTCGGGTGGGGTTGATTACACTGCATACGTAACAAGCATGGTTCAGTCTAGTACTGGTGTGGAAATCCGTATTACGTTACCGTCTGCAATTAACACCCCCATTGCGGGCCAGTGTGTTTCTATTACCGATACTCTCAACGGTAGCTCGATTGTCGTATTCAACGGGGTAATTGAGTCTGCTAATTCCCCCCGTAATGCACGAGGCGCGGACAAGTCTATTACGATCATCGCGCGTCGTCGCGATGCAGCGAATTTCTATCGTCGCGTTAATCGGGTTACCGACGAGTATTATATGGGTACGGACTTAGGACGTATCGCTAGGGACATTGCTAGTCAAGCTGGATTAGAGGAAGACGAATACGATTTACCTAACACCGGGGTTTGCGTTGCTCACTCGATTGCTCAGTTAGGGGATCTCCCTTTCTGGGGAATGCTTGAGGCTTGTGGTCAACCTGGGATCCTTCAGCCTTATGTTAACTCGTTAGGTAAGTTCAAATGGATTAGCAGGGACATTCGGCGGAAGCCTGATTACGAGTTAACGGATTGGTCCACGGTCTTAGAGGTAGGCGCTAGTTCCACTAATCAGAAGCCTACAGCCGTACGTGTGAAGTATACGAGCCCACAAATGGTGAGGGTGAATCAGCAACGCCGCATCCTGGCTACTGGTCAACTTACCTGTAACATGTTCAAGGGTACTCAGAAGCTTGAGCTTTACTGGTCTGACGATCATAAGCAACGGGCAGACGTTGAGGCTAGCGACTTCGTTAAAGCACAGTCTGTTAATGACGGTGTGTTAGGTGACGTTGGCGACGAATCGTTTACCGTAACCTCCCCCTTTGGTGGGCGGATTGATATCGTTGCTAACGAGGCAATGAACGCAGCGGCGTTTACTGCATTAGGTATCACGCTTGCGACTGCGATGCTGTTTCCTGATCCGGTTGTAACGGGTGGTTTGTTTGTCCAAGGTGGTGCGACTGTCCCTAGTGGTGGTAGTGGATACCTGAAGATCGCGATCATTACTTCATTGCTTTACATGATCACTCGCACTGGTACAGGCATCTACAATATCTATGGTGTCCCGTATGACTTCGTTCACGAGGTTAACCAAGTCGAGGCATACGATAGCGCGGCGGTAGCACAGCAAGAGGAAATCGTAACGATTGAATCGAGCCTTATCCCCTCCCAGGATATCGCGCGTTCGGTTGCTCAAGCTGAATTGCTCTATAGAGTGAAGGCTGCTAACGGTGGTTCGTTTCTTATGGTGGATGATTACCGCGTAGAGTGTGCAGATATCTATCTACTCCCCGATGCTACTCGTGTGTTCGTCGAAGACTTCAGCCGTAACCTCACCCCAGGGGCACCGGCAGAACTAGAGATCATGGGGTTCTTTACATGAACATACTTCAAGTTATTGAAGACTCTATCGCCTTAATGAAAGGCGAAATGGAAGGTAAGGCGTTAACACGCCCTGCTCTCTATTATGGCGACGGTATTGGAACCACGTATGCAATCGATGTAGTGATCTTCGGTAATCTCTACCTGAAGAATGTTCCGATTGCTGTTGCCGCTAAAGAGGTTCATTACGCCGATGTTAATTCTGCGGTTACCCTCAGACGTAATGAGGCAATCGGTAAGCTTGAGGTAGTTGGGTTTGCTAAGTCTGTTCCTGGTACGTTTAGAAGGTTCTCCGTTGATACTACTACGTACGCTAATGGTACGTTGATTGATTACGGTTACGTTACCCGCGCGTTTACGTACTACGAACTTCAGTTGTATGGTGGTGGTTATGGCATTATCCCGTATGGATCTTATGGTGTGTTTCAGGGAACCACCCTGATTAGGATTGGTATCTAATGACGATCACTCTTCAAGATTTCAGCAATGGAGATACTGATTACATTGCTCGCCACAATGCTAACAACGCTGTTCTAAACGCAGCGGTTAGCGCGCTGCAAGCTGCGGCCGGTGCCTCTGCGTCGTATGCGAATCTCCCCCATTTGTACGCAGCGTTATTTGGTAACGGACCGACGCCGAATTTCATTGATGAGAATGGTTTTCAGGCAACCATTATAGGTCAAACGGTTTCGGTTACAGCGGGCTATGTCTACATGCCTAGCCTGTTGTCCGTCTGTTATAACTCGGCAACGGTTGCCGTTGATTTAGCTGGTTTGTCGAATGGTACGTATTACATTGTCATGGATGTTAATGGTATCCCTACCTATAACATCACAGGAATTGACGGTATCTACAGCGTCGTTAAGACAGGTACTAGCTTAGGTTCTCTTACAACGCTCGCAACTAATTCGTTTGATTTAGACGCGCCGCTTTCTGTTAGCCATGGTGGAACGTCGCTTGTTACGATTTCGCAGTATGGTGTTATGGTTGGTAATGGTACGTCTGCGGTTAACCCGATTGTTTCATCGTCAAGCGGACAGATGTTTCGCGGCGCGGGTAGTGGAAGTATGCCAACGTGGAGCACTACCACATGGCCGAATACCGCAACTGCAACTCAGTTAGTTGTATGCCTAACTAACAACATCATTAGTGGTCTAACAAGCGCAACGAATGGTGTGCTTGTTACTAGCAACAGTGGTGCCGGTGTCCCCTCGATCTTAGCCGGACCAGGGGCAACCGGCCGCGTGCTCACTAGCAACTCTGCGGCGGCGCCTAGCTGGTCAACGGCAACATTCCCAGGGACTGCCGGAGGTACAGGAACCTTCCTTCGATCGGATGGAACTAATTGGGTAGCGTCAACGTTAACCGTTCCTAATACAGCGGCTATCAGTACGTTGCTTTACGCTAGCTCTGCGAACGTGATCAGTGAGCTTGCAACGGCTAATAGTGGTGTGCTTGTTACCTCTGCGGGTGGTGTTCCCTCAATTGCTACAGATATCCCCACTGCGGTTACAATTGGAACGGCTTACGTCTATCGGGTAGGTGGGACGGATGTATCCGTTGCTGACGGAGGCACGGGGTTAAGTACGTTGACCATTCACGCGCTATACGTCGGCAATGGGGCTAGTGCTCCTACCGCGTTAGCAGTGGGTGGGACTGGTTCGTATCTTCGCGGCGCAAGCGGAGCCGATCCAGTTTGGTCAACTCTTACGCTTCCAAATACTGCGGCGGTTAGTACGATCCTCTATGCTAGTGCAACTGACGTAATCAGTGCATTGGCGACGGCTAACGAAGCTTTGTTAGTTACTAGTGCTACTGGTGTCCCGTCGTTGAGTACTACACCACTGCTTAATGGTAGCCTTACCGTTCGCGGGTCAACCGGGATCCTGCTCTATGTCGGACCCACTACCGGATCGTTTAATGCCAACATTCAAAGTTACCTGCTTGGGTGTACTACAAATGCAGTGTTGAATAACAGTGCTTCGACCTTTGCTGGATTCGTTGGAGCGTATCAGGATAATGGGACTGGTTCGTGTGCTGGTGTCTATGGAGTTGCACAAAGCACACACACAGCTGGTTCCCGTGGTCATATGGATGGTATGTCTGGTGATGTTTACCATAGTGGGGCAGGTGGAACGATCAGTGTTTATGTGGCTGGTGTTAGTGGTTTCGCTTCCGCTTCTGCGGGTACCGTAGCCGTTACATGCTCGTTTTATGCATGGACTAATGGTGGTGGTGGTACTGTTGCAATCAATGCCGGATTGTATATCGATAATCAAGCTGGTGTAGCCACTGCTAATTACGCTTGGTATTATGCCGGTGCCGGTGCCTCAACATCAGCATACGTTGACTCCGTTGGTAGTGGATTTCTCAACGGTTTAACGATGGGTGACGCCACTAATATTATTCTCAATACTACTACAGGAACCAAGATCGGTACGGCAACAACTCAGAAGCTTGGTTTCTACAATGCAACCCCTGTTGTGCAAGGGGCAAGCGTTGCCGACGCAACCGACGCAGCAACGGCAATTACACAATTGAACGCTTTGATCAGTCGCATCGAAGCAACCGGACTTATTGCAACCGTGTAAGGACTACTCAACAATGAAGACTCTGACAATGACGAAGGCTCGAATCTCCCTGCTCTGGTACGCGATCAATGAGGATTGCGAACGGGTTGATCCTAACACC